CCACTAAATAAGGTTGCAGTAAACTTACCTGTTGAGGGCTGATACTGCAATTTAGTTGAGGAAGTTTCAACAGTATTGGTTGAGCCAGACGTTGCAGAATAAAATAATGGGTAATAAGTTGCAGTATCCGTAGTCTGATCTGCAATCGTGACTGAGGTTGCTACTGTTGCCCATGATGGAGCTGATGTGCCATTGCTTAATAAGAATTGCCCTGTTGATCCTGCTGCTAAATAGGCAGTTGAGCCAATAGCGTTTTGGTAAACAATCTGCCCAGCACCGCCACCACTTAAATTATTTGCAGTATTGGCAGTTCCGTTCAGAGTGCCAAAGAATGTTGGAGCAGAAAATACTCCTGTGCCTGGATTCCATGTAAGACTTGATGAGGTAACTGCTAGACCTGTTACTTGGCCACTTGTTGCACTTGTAAAAGTAGGGTAAAGAGTGGCATTGACAGTTGAATTAACAATGCCAATGGATTCAGTCGCAGTAATAACAAATGGCTGACCTTGACCTAATAAAGTATTAAACGTGCCATCAAGATTAAAAAAAGCCTGAACTGGCAGCACATTTTGATTGCTTGTCTTGGCTGGGTCAGACATTACTACTCCTTAGTTTTGATCTACCATCGGCATTACATAAAGGGTTGTGCCACTTGTTCCAATTGCAGTAATTGCAAAACTTGGAGGAACTGCAATCACAGTCGGCTGACTCATGCTCACACCTAAGACAAAACTTTGACTAGATGATCCAGCACTCGGTAATACCGCAGGGTTAGCAGTTGCGGTTGTGCCTGCAATGGCCGGAGCAATTGTAATCGCTACTGGGTTTGCAGAAGTATTTAAAAATCCACAAAAGTTGACTTGATCATTTCCATTCGGAGTGATGGTTACTGATGTGGAAGAAGTGCCTGTAACTGCAATCGCAGTCGTAGGTCCAACAAAACGATAAGCAGATACGTTAGCCATGATAATTTAAACCATATTTAAAGGTAAAGGTCCATCAGTTCTAGTGACTGAGAAAACATAAGTTCCAGCAGCAGGTGTAACTGAAGCATTTGTTGTATTCGCAAACTGAACTGTTAAAACATTGGCAGTCAATACATCGCATTCAGCAATAATAATACCTGCAGTTTGACTGCCATTTAAACCGACTGCCGAAACTTGGTCAGTAGTTTGTAAGCCTGCGATATTAAAATTTTGTGCTGCTGAAGTATAAGACGCTACTGCAACAGGTGTTAAAGACGGACCAATGAAAGTTGTGGATAAAACATTACCACGAGTGATTGTTGTTGACGGCATTTTTTTTCCTTTGCAAAAGATAATTTATTATAAAACAAAGCAAGAAAAACCCCTAATTAAAGGGGTTTTTTAACTCAATTACATATTAATACTGGGTAAAATCGTAACCGTAAACATAAATGTCAACGGCTGTGCCAGACTGAGCTGTACCTACGTTTACATATAAGTTTTGAGTTGTTTGTAATGCTGTAGTATTAACAGTTTCTTGAACAACTGCATTAACTCCGACAGTCTGAACTGCGTTACTTACAATTGCAGTTCCTTGTGCTGAAGCCTGTGGGAATACACCCAAATATGCAGTAGAAATAGCTGCAGATGCGTTAGTAGCAACTACGTTAGATACAGAGTAGCTAGTTGAGTTGATAATAGGCATAACAGCTGCGTCACCTGTTGCAGTTAATGGTACTTGCTTTGCAAAAGCCAAAAGGCGAATTGCTTGGTTTGTAGCCAAATTGCTTGGGTGAATTGTTACGGTGGTTGCTGGTCCTGGATTAGCCATTTTATTTTCTCCTTAAAAATTAAGCTGCAATACGAACTGCGAGTTCAGGATAGAGAGGGGCCCATCCATACAACACATCTAAACGAGTCGGAATAGAATCGTTGTTAATGGTATATTGACGCACAATTCTCATGGATAAACCAATTTCTTTATCAGAGGCTCTGCCTGCAAAATGGACACCTTCCGGCAATTCTAAATCGCTGCAAGCGAGGCAAAAGGCATTGCGATGGAACATAAAGTTCTGTGGAGAAACCGCACCTGTTGAGTTGAACTGAGTAACCGCTGCTGAAGCTGATGGAGTTGGAATCGATACGTTTTGGAACTGACCGGCAGTAATTACCGCAGGAGATACAGTTACAGAAACGCTTGAACCTGAGCCAATCGTTACAGCAGATTTAACTACAAAGTTACGGAGCTTGTTTGAACCATACGCTTGACGATTCTGTGGGTTGACTGCATAGACACCAGCGATAGTAAATGTATCACCAGCATTTAATACTAAGTTACCAGTATTGGCAGCAGTCAAAGTGATTGTTGAGCTTGATGCCCAGCCACTTGTCAAGAAACCAGTTGCAGTAGTAGTTGCTACAGATGCAGTCACAGTAGTTGTGCTGTTTGTACCAAATACTTGTGAAACCACGTTTTGGTCCATTTTCCAGTTTACCCCAGCGGAATCCCGGCCCATAAGCCCTTTTCTATACTGTTCTCCAATTGCTTCTTGAGGTACAAATAGACCTTTTAAAGAATCGACAATTGTTGCAGATGTGAATGGCTCAACAATACATGATCTACGGCCATCTCTAGGAGCGCCTTCAGAATCAAGGTAAGCACCAGCAGTTAGGTAAGTAATCAAACCAGTTGGAGGAGTACCGGCAACACCTACGATATTCGCAGTATTGAGGGTAGCCATCGCTAGTCCATCTCTATCAATCTTATTCGCAATTGCAGCCACAGCCGGCTTCAATACACGATCAGAGAACATATCTAAAGACAATGCTAAGTCTTGAGTTGTAAATTGAGTCGATACTTGGAACTGGGTTGATAAAGTAACAGGAACTGAGGATTCGTTGAAATCTTCAACTACTAACTGGGGGCCTGTTGCACCTACGAAACGACCAGGTCTACGTACGTTTACTGTGTTACCAATCTTACCGCCAACTACTGCAAATTGGTCATCATAATTGCGATCGACTTCGCTTGTGAATGTTAATTCGTTCTCTAAGACCATCAAGGCTTCGTTAGTGATCTTAGAAATGGTTAGCAAGTTATTTGCCATGATATTTCCTTTATAAAATAAATTAAGTTTTTACCTAATCCTTTTAGCCTGTCGCATTGCCTTATATTGTGAGTAGGTCATCTTATCGGTATCGGTAATAATGACTTGGTCACTTGAACCAGCTTTGATTGGACTAATTGGCGCAGGTGCTTTGGACTTCTGGGCAACAGATTTCACCTCTTTTGGCTCAGTCTTTTCAAACTTTGCCTCCAATTTACCTATTTCTCTCAGAGCAGTAATCAGACTTGATTTGGAAATCTTCTCTGCTAAGTCTTGGTTTTCAGCCAAGTGATAAAGGATTCTAGGACCTACATCAGATTCTAAAATTGCATCTCTCACTTGATCGCTCACCACTACGTCAGATGAAGCCACCATATCATCAAAATCAGGCAATTCAGCTTTAGTCGCTTCAAGTTTCTTATTCCATCCCTCAATTACTAAGGCACGTTCCGCTTGAATCTTCTTTTCTACATCTTCCTGTCTTGCTCTCATTACAGCGTTTTCAGCACTCCAATCAGCCAATGCCTCAGCGTATTCAAACGCATCTACAAATTGATCTGGTCTTGGTTTCTCATCTCTGCTCTGCTCCTGTTTAGGTGCAGCCTGTGACTCAAGGGCCTTTAACTTTTGCTCTAATTCTTGCGCTCTCATTTTTGCTTGTTCAGCTTCTTGCTTAGCAAGGTCACGTTGCTTTGTGACTTCATCAAAACGCATTTTTACTTTAGGTTTCGGTTCTTCTGTTACTACTTTTTCCTCGTTCTCGACAACTGGCTCACTCTGTTCAATTTCAGCTTCTGGCTCTGTGTTTTCCACAGCCTCAGTCGGAGAATCTTCAGCTAAACCTAATTTATTTGCGTAAAACTCGGTACTATTTTCACTTGTTAAAACATTGGCCATCTTTCGAAGCTCCTCAGTATTTTCCGATTAAACGAATCGG